AAGAATACAAGAGTACACATTGTGATTTGCCATATCAATTGCGACTGTCTCGTCACAATACATTTCTAGTTCTCTTGAATTGAGAAGGTTCTCGATTGTTCTCTTCTTATATCCTTCTGTAAGATAAAGAACAGCGTGGATACCAAGCATATTCAGAGGCTTATCATATCTGTCATTGACTGGAACAATCTTCGTTCCGTTCGGTGTTGATGTTCGACCAACCATACCATAAACAGAAGTTCCCAGATAAATGGCATCTGCATCTTCTGGAACTTCAATGATGGGGTCGAATGCGTTTGTAAACCAGCAGTCATCTTCAAGAATCAAAACTGGTTCTGGTTTTTGTAATGAGAGGATGTGTGAGTCCGCTACCTTGTGATTCTTTTCTTGTTGAATCTCAAGGAACTCTTTGTTTTCTTTGTCTACAATTTCGCCGTTAATTTGATTGGTGTTCTGGAACCCAAAGGTATCGAACAACTTGTTCATACGCGAATGTCTTTCTGTGGCAGATTCGATAGTAATCCAATCCACCCTTACGTCTTTTCGAATATCAATTACCATAGGTCATTCCCACCTTACCCTGCATTGTTTCGGTACTTCCCCAAAACTGCTGTGAGTAAATGTTATCGGTGAACTGTGTTTCCATACCACTGTAATGTTTCGGGAGGAAGTAGTGACTAGGATAAATTCTTATTTTGTTGTATTGGGTTTGTTGTACTGTGCTTGTAAGAAGTTGAGGACCAGTAATCTTCCAGGCGGTAAGGTTCGGAGCATTCTCCAGAACTTCTGCGGGAATCATAGAGATTCTTGCGATGAGATGACCCATCAATTGATTGTCTTTGCTTGCTGCCAGATAACCATTACACATCAAACCTGTTCGAATATATTCGTTTTCCCAACAACAAAATGAGTCATTGTCTACGAAAAAATCGGGAAGTGGTTGTGTACAAATCGAGTCTGCATCCATAAAGAATCCGCCAAAATTATGAAGGAGTTCATACCGAAGTATATCCGCCTTTCCTGCGTATTCTTTCATTGCATCGAATTGAATTTTGTTTGCTATCTCTGGGAGATTGTCATCCGTCCAAAGCATATATTCCCAGTCAGGATTCATATCCTGCCAGGTTTGCATCATTTCAGTTGGTCGTTTGCTCTGGTCACCAATCCAGATTTGGTGAATAATCTTGGGTATCATAATATAAATCTTTCATAATTATTTCTTCTTTCCTATATGGTATTTAGGACAGAGTTCCCAGTCACCCTTTTCCCTGTAGGGAAGAATCTTAATTTTGTTAATTGGTGTAAGGGGTTCTTCAGATTTGTCTGGGTCTACCACTTCTAGTAATTCCCACTCCTCAAGAAGATTGGCGATTGTGTTTCGTCTACCGATATCTTCGTCAGAAAGGTTAGTTGGTAGTCCATCGAGTGCAAAAAGTTCTTTGAAGTGTACTATGTAATACTTGCCTCTTTTGTGTAAGATGTGGCAAGACTGGTATAGTTTATTTTCTCTGCGGGAGGAAACGCCTATTCGTGTAAGGGTTTCTTTCACTTTCAAGAAATCATCATCTTTTGCGAGTGTGACTTCGAGTAAGTCATCTGCTGTTATTTCAATATATCTTTCTTCCATATTGTGTCTCCATTATCTAAGGCCATAACACGGAAGTATTTATATATTTTCACTTTTTGCCGCCGGTGAACATCTCCTTTCTCATACCCTCGATGTCTTCGCTCGTTAGGAGCGACATCACTTCTTTAGTCTTCTTGTCCGAATACCCAAAGTATTCTTTGACTGTTTCGAAGTCTTCTGGTTTCACATCTTTTAGCCACTTACTGAAACGCTTTCTCTTTCGAGTAGCGTTCAGTAGATAGTCGTAGTGCATCTTTTTGTCTACACCACACCAGAAGTTCATCTCATTTACTTGCATAATTGTGTCGGGGAAATAGGACAGACACCGATTGACGATGAATGGAGTATACTTCTTCTCCACCATTTCGTCTTCGGTGTCCAGTAGGTTTTCCTTCGAGTAGTTTATCGAAGTTAGATAATCACCTAGTTTCATCCTATCTCCGTATCCTCGCCAATGACAGCAATAATCTGTGAAGGTTTCACAATGCGAACACCTGAGTATTCCCCCCAACCTTCTTGCTTATTGTACATCACGAAGTCACCGACTGCAAAGTCTACTTCAACTTCTTTTCCATCTACAATTTCAGGATGTCCAATTGACAGTACCTGAGCCTTTCCATAGATTGCGTGTTCGTGCTGAGTATAGATAATTCCGCCAGTCTCCGACTCACAGTCCTTACCAATATGACTCAATGCAATCTTTCCTCTGCTTGGTTTAAATCCTCTGCTCATTTGAATTCACACTCCATCATTAGTTGTACAAGACAAGCCGTTGTATTAATTTCATTGTCTGCTACGAATGCATCCTTGTATTGGTATTCTGCAAGAATCAGAATCGCAGTCGGAATAGACTGTGGTTTCAAATATTCATAGAACCCATCATAAAGGTTTCGGAACAGGCGAGTAGTATCGTTGTCCAGATTTTGGACTACCCACTTGCGAACTTCGGTGAAGTTCTTTTCCTTCATAGAAGTAATCAAGTCCTTGGTGCAAACTTCGCCAATCTGTGTAAGAATACCAGTGTCAATGGTTCCTGCAACAGAATACCGTTGCAACTCATTCAGAATACGGCGAAAGTCTGGAAAGTGCTTGAGAATCAATTCTGCAAGTACCTTCTCGTCATAACCAATCGATTCGTTGTCCAGAATAATCTTACATCTATCAAGGAACGCGGACGCAAGTTTTGGCTTAGACTTGTTCGGGATTCTAAACTCGATACAAGTACAGCGAGAATGAATTGGTTCGATGATGCGATTCTTGAAGTTGCAGGTCAAAATAAACCTACAGTTGTTCGAGAACTCTTCGATGAAACCACGAAGTGCAGGTTGCATACTCTGTGCGTTTGCATAATCAAATTCGTCAAGGATGACAATCTTTTTGCCACCAGAGATTGAAATCGAACTAGCAAAACTTCGAATCTTAGTTCGGAGTGTGTCGATGTTTCCATCTTCCGAACAGTTTATCATAATATAGTCAGAGTCTAACTCGTTGCAAAGTGCCTTTGCAATTGTGGTTTTACCACAACCTGCTCCTCCTGACAGGAGAAGATTTTGCGCCTCACCAGATTCCATCATCTGTCTAAAAGTTGTCTTGATGGTATCTGGAAGAATGCAATCATCAATACACTGTGGACGATACTTCTCTACCCACAGATAATTTTTTGTAAGGGTTTCTGGCATCATCCGTTATACTTCGAATCCGTTTCTAGAGCAATCCAGTACATAACATCAGTTCCAATAAACTGACTGATGTTCTGTTTACTAATGTTCACGGTGTAGTCTCCCTCAATCATCTTGAGGTTTTCTACCTTGAAGTAGAAACAAAAATCGTGTCCACCTGCAACTTCTCCAAGGTCGATAGTGTAGCAGTTGCTGGTCACATCGTTCTTGTCGAGAACTGCAAGTTCTAGGTTGTCTCCATTGGTTCGGACTGCAAGGTCGGAAACCTGAAGAACGGATGCTGCCTTCTGAAGTTCCGCAAAGTTCTTCTGCGTCAACTTGAAGGAAGCGACTCCTTCTGGCATAGTGATTGATTTGGTTGGAACAGAGAGCAAAGAAGGCTCACTATAATAATACTCAACCGATGCACCACTTGTTCCAGAAATCGTAACGGACTTCTCATCGAAAGCAAACTCAGGCTTATCGAAAAGAGAAACCACACCAAGAAACTTGTTCAAGTCCCAGATACCAAACGCAGTATCGAAGTTCTCTTCCACAATCGCCTCTGACATCACATTCTTAACAGGCGAAATGGTAGCAATTTTGCTACCAGGCTTCACTAGAATGTTTGAGTTGATTGAAGAGTAGTTCTTCAATAGATTCAATGTCTTGGTGGACATCTTCATCTTTGTCATTGTTGTCATAATATAAATCTCCTAAAGTTTATGCTTTAGTATAGCACACTATTGTGTAGTGTCAACTACCACTTTTCAAAATTATCGATGTACTCTCCACCGAATTTTCCGTCTTTCACCTCACGGATGTACCGCTTTTCGTCTCTTCGTTTATTGCCTCTTGATTTCTTTCCTTTTCTGAAAGACTTATCTAGGTCGGCAGTATCTTCCCTAAAATTCTGAGGCTTATCGTTATTGTTCTTCTTCTTCGACATCAAAATTCCTCTATGGACTCCATAAGATGCTTTAATTTGTGTTTAATGAAATAATTGAAAAGTCTGTTTCTCTTGCCAACAATAGGCTCGTTCCACGCTTCTTCAATTTTAGTGTTAATCCATTCGGGAATTCTATCCAAGTCAACCAGTGTTTGATTTCTCTTCCAGTTTTCCTCGTATCCCTTTGGTAGTTCACCGAAAGCCAAATCTTCTGTAACAGACTTGATTACGCCTTTAGTGACTGGTCTTTGTCTTTTGTCTTCGTTCATCAGAGTATCGTCATCCGAAAGAATGTTTGGTATACCATCCGAAGAGTCTCCTCGAATGATATGCTCAATCAAAAATTCCTTTGGATTGCCACATACCATATTACCCTTCTTCTTTGGACTGTACTGCTTCACTCCGCTGTAACGCTGAAGTTGCTGAAAGTCCTTATCTGAAGAGATAATCATTACGCCTTCTTTGTGATACTTCTTTGTAAGGTATGCAATGATATCATCTGCCTCTGCACGACCAACTCGCATCACTTTGTATGGGAAGTTGACTTCTAGTTCTTCACGAACTGTAGCGACAATGTTCCAGAGATTTGACCAAAGTTCCTTGTCTTGGTTCTGCTTGACTTTTCGGGTTCCCTTGTAGTGAGGAAACTCTTCTTTCCGCCAATAATCACCAGAATCGAAAACGAGAATCATATCCCCGTACTTCTTTTCGAACTTGTTCTTGTACATTCTCAAAGAGTTGAGTGTCATATGGCGTACAACGTCTTCGTCAACTTTCGAAATGTCTCGGCTATAACCAAAAACATTCCCCAGTATTACTTGACTCATATCAATAAGTATCATTTTAGTGCCTGTAGTATTACGCAGTTCTTGTTAATTCTGCCTGTTGGTACAGATTCCTTCGTCGTGAGGGAGTTGTACCTATTATTTATGACACGAATACCAGAAGAGGCGCAATCCTTTACTATTTGTTCTGGTTTTCGTACAGTTCTTTCTTTCGACTTCTTGTCATCGAAACCGACAATGGTTGTTCCCTTTACGGAAAGACCATCTACTAGTGGAGATGCTTCAAAGATTGACAACTTCTTATACTTGGTGTTGAATACAACTACTTTGTTTGCACCGACAATCTTTCTCGGGTCAATCGAAGAGACGCCATATTCGTCAGACTTCTCGCAGAACTGTAACTTCCTGATAATCTTACCAGGCGTCTGACTCTTCTTGCGTCTAGGTTTGCGAACTGCCTTTGAAAGTTTAGCGTGTTGTCTGCAAGTCTCCACAACATTCTGAACCATATCTCTAAAATTTTTCAGTTGTGGACGAGTAAGATAATCATACGCTTCTACGAGTTGTTCGCAGGTCTTGTCGTATGCTTCCTTGAGTTCATCGAGGACAGGTTGAAAGTGGTCTGCAATCATATCAGACTGAACAGACTTGACATCGTGATTCTTCAACCACTTAGCAACGTCAAACTTTGGCTTCTTTTTGATTTCAACGAGATACTTGTCAGTCTCAATGTTAAGGAGTTCCATATACTCATCAACCTGATTCTTGATTCTGTCCTGAATAGTAACCTTCACCTTTGCAGGCTTACTTGCGTCTCGCAATTCTTTTTGGCTTCTCTTGGACTTACCAGTTCGAATCATATCATCGATGTAACCATCAATCTTATTCTTCCAGTGGGGAGGAGCATCGCAATCTGCTTGTGTGCAGATACGACAACAAGGAGCCACGCTTTCAAAGTGGAATGAACTTCCTCTCTGGGCAAACTCAATGTCTTCCTTGGAGTACTTCTTCCACTTCATATAATCTTCCACCCATTTCTTTTCCTTGGAGGTAGAAGGGTGGATACCTGTTCGGTAACGGTTCACGCACCGAAAGAAATCCCACTCTACATCACTTGACTTGGAATCAAATAGTGGCTCTTCGATTAAGTGTCTTGCTTTTTTTGACATAGTTAAATTCTAACACATACAGAGATGAAGTCAAGTAGTAATCCATTCGGAATATACTTCTTTTATGCCTTCTTCTCCGCCTTCAAGTGGCACTCGATATACGACATTTCTTCTGCCGAAATCATTCTCTTCGTAGCACTTCATTCTTTCTTTCTTAGTCATATCCTTAAGGCGTTTAAGGTCATCTTTCCGCCTATCCTCAATCACAGAAACTAGGAAATGAGAATCATCTTCCCAGCCGACTGCTTCGTCATAATGGAAGGAGATTCTATCGCCAGTTTCCTCGTAAGGAAGTGCAAGTGCATCCTCGTAAACAAAGAACCGAACAGACCTATATTCTGCCACTTCAGACGGTTTATTTCTTGCGTGTCCTTCGACTGCAAGAACCTTTCCGTTTGGAGAAAGGTGGAACTTTTGCCAACAGAACTCCATATTTCTTTTGGCTTTTTCACCAATGAAGTCGTATCGTTCCTTTGTGTCTAATTGAACTACAGTTTGACCTTGATAGTCTTCACCTGCAATCAAATAATCGTGACCATCTTCCTGATTTTCAAAAAACACAAAAGGGAACTTTTCGCTGTTCCTGTAAATGGTACAAACGTGTTCGCCAGTTTTGTTCTTTAGTTTCTTGAAAACTTTACCGATGGTATACGCCCAGTACCTACCGTCTTCTTTGAAAGCGACAGGTGTTATACTAAGAATATATTTCTCCATAGGAGAGGGATATTCTTTTCTTTTGTCGGACAGAATTTTTCCATCATCAATCTTATCACTAATTTCTGCTCTTCTGATACGATACCACTTCTGAGAGTTGTTGTTAGTCATATTACTTTCTCCACTAATATGTAGGTAATATGGTCAATTAGACAGTCGCGTTTTCTGGTACTTTGACCGAAGAAATTGTTTCGACAAGAACACTAAACGCTTCGTATGGGTCAACATTGGCAGATGGTCTTCTGTCTTCCAGATAACCCTTCCACTCCATTGCAGTCTCTGTTGGAATTCGAATAGATGCTCCTCTGTCACTTACTCCATAACTAAACTTATCATAGTGTTGCGTTTCACAAGTTCCTGTTAGCCTCTTTTCGTTATCTTCGCCATAAACTTCCATATGTTCTTCGTGTTTTCCTGCTAGAGCATCACATACACTTTCAATATAATTTCTATCAGGGGTTTCTCTCATATACTCTGTACTGAAGTTGATATGTGCGCCTGCTCCATTCCATTCACCTTCAATTGGTTTTGGATGGAAGGAAACACTGAAGTCATAACCTTCTGTCATCTTCTGTAGAAGATATCGGCTAATAAGCAAATCATCTGCGGTTGTCATAGCACCCTTAGGTCCTAGTTGATATTCCCACTGAGAAACAAGAACCTCTGCATTTGTTCCCGAAATATCAATTCCTGCACTGATGCACGCCATTGCGTGTTGGTCAACAATGAATCTATGGGTTACGTTCTGGGAACCAACACCGCAATAGTTTTCACCCTGTATCTTATCTTGGTTCCACTTACAAGGAAGCGAATCTTCGTCCAAGAAAGTATATTCCTGTTCAACGGAGAACCACATATCATCACTCTCTTCTATATCATCAAGAGTGTCTGACAAATCCACACGACTGTTTGTTTCGTGAGGTGTTCCATCTGGGTTCCAAGTATCACAAAGAACCAAGAATGATGCCATTTCTGTTTGTTCCAGTGGATTGTGGTAAACATTCACGGGACGAATAATGACATCACTGTCTTCTCCCTCTGCTTGGAGTGTACTCGAACCATCAAACTTCCAAGGTTCAAGACGAGCGAGAACACCTTCTTTGTTCATTTGTCCACCGTTAGAATCCATAGTCCAATGCTCATATCGAACTTTACTTCGTAGATTTGCGGGGGAGTAACCATCTGTCCAGACATATTCTAGACGGACAGTAATAGTTGCGGAGCCAGAAATTTGAGGTTGATAATTTTCGTTCATAATTAATTCACTTTCTTAAAGACGAACACTGGTTCGTACTTGAGGTATTTTCCGTTTACTTGACAGTAATTTTTGCAAGTGGGTTTACCGTCTTCGCCCATTCTGTTTTGTCCAGGCATTCCTTCGAGTGCCATCTTTAGGGTGTATTGGTATTCCACACCACACTGTTCTAGTATTTTCTTTGAGTCTTCTTCGAGAGGAAGATACTTACCACTTATAAGTAGGTCAGCAATATTCCACAGAAGATATCTATCTGTTCGAAGATACTCAGCACAAGTTTCTAGAGTTGGTCGGAGGAATCCTTCCTTCCACGCCTCATACGACGAGCCATATTTTTTATAGGACTGATTCCCATCTTCGCTATACGCCTCTCGGTTGAAATAAGGTGGTGATGTAAAGATAAGGTCGAGTTTTCCTCTGTACTGTTGGAATCGTTCGTGGTGTTGGATTTCTTCTGACCCTTCTTGGAATACATCGAAAGTATTCGTTTCGGAAAAGAATGGATTTCCACGATAAGTCTTGGTATTGTAGAAAGTAGCAAGAGACTCATACTTGCTCCCATTACCATCATCGACAAAATTATCAGGATTTGGGTCAGTACCAATATAATGAATCCTGCGGTCATCCCGAACACCCATAGCACCAAGTATGCGACCACCCCAACCAGCAGACGGGTCATAGATGTTAATAACTTCTTGGTCTTTGATGTCTTCCGTGAATCTTTCATACAAGTATTTAGCAGTCATTGGAGGGAAGTTCACAGCAGGTTGAATATATCCGATACGATAT